CGCTGGGCGCGGCGAGCACGGGGTGGGTTCCCGGCTACAACATCACGTTCCGCTCGCAGAGCCGCAAGGAAGTGATCATTCCGGCCAAGACGTTCCGCGTCCTGCGGGTGCGCGCCGCCGCCGAGGAGGAGGGAGCCGATGCCGACATCTGAAGTGGCCACTGTTATCCAACGGCCTAATCCTCTGCCTCTTCAACACATCACCCAGTTCACCCCTGAACAGGTCGAGCTGATTAAGCGCACGATCTGCAAAGGTGCCACCGACGACGAGCTGCAACTATTCCTGCAGCAATGCAGACGCACCGGGCTCGACCCGTTTGCCCGGCAGATCCATGCCGTAAAACGCTACGATCGCGAACGTGGCGGCGAGGTCATGGCGATGCAGACCTCGATCGACGGGTTGCGGTTGATTGCCGAGCGCACCGGTAATTATGCAGGACAGCTCGGCCCGCTATGGTGCGGCGCGGATGGCGAATGGCATGACGTGTGGCTTCGGAGCGAGCCACCGAAGGCGGCAAAGGTTGCCGTACTGGCCCGGCATTTTACCGAACCCTGCTGGGCGCCGGCGCGGTTCGATTCCTATGCGCAACGCCGCAAAGACGGCGGCCTGGTTCGCATGTGGGCAACCATGCCTGATGTGATGATCGCCAAGTGCGCCGAGGCCCTGGCGCTGCGCAAAGCGTTCCCGCAGGAATTGAGCGGACTTTATACCGATGACGAGATGGGGCAGGCCGACGAGCCGCGCGATATAACGCCGCCGGCCGCGCCGGTCGACACCGCCGCCGACCTCGACGCTTTTGCCGCCGAGCCGATGGTCGACGAGGAGCGGCTGCACCAGCGGGCCGAGGATGTTGCCAAGGAAGGCACAGAGGCGCTGCGCGGCTTCTGGGAGCGGCTGGCGGGCTCGGAGCGCAAGGCGCTGCAGGCGCTCATGCCGGCGTACAAAGAGGTCGCTGCGGAGGCTGACGAGCTGGCGCGCGACGCAGCCCCGTTTGGCCTGCCGCCGCTGGCCGAGGCGCAGGCCGCACCGATCCGGTATGCGCTTGGCGCCGCCCCCGAAGATCAAGCGACCGGCCCGCTGAGCGAAGCGCCTGCGGTGCCGTTCGCCGCGGCGGTGCGGGCGCTGGTGCCGGTTGCCGGCGACGACGGTGAGCCGAACTGGCGCGGTTGGTCCGAGGCATTTGTGGCGCTGGTCCAGCACGCGAGCAAAGAAGACTGCGAAAAGCTGCGGATCTCCAGCCTGCCGCAATACAACACCTGCCGCACCTTCCACGGCGACGGCGCGCGCGCGATCGTCGAGGCGCTGGCGGCGAAAGCTAAAGAGCCGGCATAGCCATGTCGCGCGCGCCCCGCCTGATCAAGCAGACGGACCTCACGGCGATTGTCAAAGCCGTTGAGAACGCGGGAAAGCAAGTGGCGCGGGTGGAAGTGGACAAAGACGGCAAGATCAGCATTTTCGTGGTGGGGCGAGACGCCAACGCACCCGCCGCCAACCCTTGGGAAGCACTTGCGGATGAAGAAATTGCGCTACGTTCAAAGCTATAAGAGCTACAACTATTTTCGGTTTCCGGGGCAGCCGAAGGTCACTTTGCCTCGCGGCGATGTCGGGTCAGGCGAGTTTCAAGCCGCGTATCGGGCAGCTCTCGCGGCGGCGCAATCGAAGGCAAAGGATCGGTCGCCGCCAGCGGCAAAAACATCTGCCGCAGTCGGCACCTTGCGCGCCAACGTCATGCGCTATCTTTCGAGTGCATTGTTCTGCGCGTTGCGGCCGAGCACGCAGACCATGCGTCGCCGCATCCTGATGGGGTGGTGTGACGGCACCAAGCGGACGCCGGCCTATGGCGAGCTACCGCTCGTCGAAATCACATCGGTCGCCTTTGCTAAAATGATGTATGCGCGCGAGCGCACGCCCGGCGCGCAGCGCACATTTCTTTGTGCGGTTCGCCATCTGCTGAAGGATTGCAAAAAGGCGCAGACGATAGACGCCGTGTTCGACCCGACCCGCGACCAGCATTGCGGCCGCGGGCAAAATCCCGAAGGTCTGAAGTGCTGGCCCGAGGAAATGGTCGCGCAGTATCGCGCCTATTGGCCGAGCGGCACCATGCAACGCCTCGCGCTTGAGGTGCTCTACGAGTCGGGGGCGGCGTGTTGCGACGCCATCAAGCTCGGGCGGGATAACATCGTCGACGGGTTGATCGTATTCGACCGACAGAAGACCGGCGCCAGTTCGTTTCGGCCGTTCACGGCGGCGCTAGAGCGTGAACTCGCGGCCTCTCCAGTGGTCGCGATTACGGGCCCGTGGTTGCGCACCCCGTCGCAGGGCAGGCCGTTCAAGAGCGCGCACGATTTCGGCCTGCGGTTCGCGGTGTGGGCAAAGCAGGCCGGCGTCCCGGCCGGCTACTCGGCGCACGGTATCCGCAAGCGGGCCGCCACCGATCTCGCCGACGCGGGCGAAAGCATCCACACATTGATGGCCGAGTTCGGCTGGAACGATCCCGACCAGGCGATCCATTACACCCGCAAGTCGGAGCGCAAACGGCTCGCGATGGCACGCGCGGAACGGATCAGAACCGCGGCTAAATCATTTTGACAAAATCGGGCCAAACCCACTGTCTAACCCTTTGATTTATTGAGCGCGCGACAGTTCACCTGGAACTAGCGGTATCGCGCGAAATCAAAGGCTTAGACAACAGGTTTTGACAATCGGGAACGGGAGGCTTGCTTAGGTCCGTTCGGGGCGCCATAGTTTGACAGGCGCATTCCCGGCTCCGGCCGGCCCTCATTGAAGCAGCGGCAAGTCGCGAGGCGAGCTAAACCACTAGGCGCTATCTTCCCGGCTAGTCGCCGGGCCCCATTGAAGCCACGATTGGCTGATTGAACACGATCGACACTGGCCGATTTCGTATTGCCGTGCGGCCTCGTGTTGCAGCGCATTTCCCCGGCTTCGGTCGGGGCCCCATTTCCGGTGGCCGCTCAAATCAATCTTTTGGCCGGCGCTATCAAGCCGGCGCGCCGCTCGGGCATCTATCTTTGAAGGCGGCGCCGAGCGGGGGTGAACAACCCGCCCGACGCCTCACCGCAACCGAACGTATGAGGTTCGATCATGGCTTACCGGATTTTATCAGCAGCTATCGTTGCGTGTCTTGCCACCGCAGGCGCATCCGCCCAGACCACCACGGCAACGTCGGAAACCCGGTGCTCTCGGGACGCGTGGACCCACGTCTATCATTGCCGCTCCGAGTACGACAGCCCGTACTCGAACACCACCACCTACTGCGCGTCAGGTCGTGGCGGCGCCAGTTGCGATACCGAGACGGTACGCAAACCACAGCCGAAAGTTCGGCTTCCCGACCCGCCGTATGTCCCTCCGCCCCAGCCGACCGCAGAGCGCGATCCGAGGTACGGCGTTCAGGTCATGCGAGGCATGCCCGAGCGCTAGGCAAACGGTCTCACCGCAGCGCCGCGGTGCCGCCCAGGATGTAGCCGGCAATCGCGCTAAGCGCCGCCAGGGCCGCCTCTCCGGTGATCTTATCCAAGGCGCACAGCCCGGCAATAATCGGAATCACCAGGAACAGCACGATCGCGCGGGCGATGATTCGCCCCTCGATCATTTCCTTAACCGTCGAATCGCTGCCCGGCGCGAAAAAGATCGATCCAAACACCGCCAGCGCGCTCACTAGGATGAGCAGGGCCAACATCCCCAACGCCGCCCACATGAGGCGGTCGTGGTTCATCCGGTGTTGACCGTGACCGCATATTGGCGAGCGCTAGTCGGCGGCGCCGGGGTCACCGTCGTGGTGCCGTCGACCACGCCGACGCCGACGATCTGGTGCGCCAGCCGCGCCACGCCGACCGTTGCCGTCAGCACCACCGAGCCGGCGCCCGGCCGCGATGCGGTGAGCATGTAGGCGACCGGCGCGACATCCCAGACACTGCCGCCGCTGTCCCAGGTGCTGGCGCCGCTGTCCCAGGTCGAGGTCAATGACGTGGCGCCGGTTCGCCTTCAAGCTCGGCCACCCGGGCGCTCAGTTCGCGCACGGCTTGCCACAGAATCGCAACCATACCGCCAAGGTCCACCCCGTCCTCGGCCTTGCCGCCGAGCGCCTCGATCACGTCCTGCGCCAGGAAACCGCGATTTGTCTTTTCGGTGAAGTCCTCCGGGCCGGTTTGTGGCGTCACCATCTCGCCGTCCGGCCCCTCGACCGGGTCCGGTTCCGGCAAGGGAAGCCATTTGAATTTCGGCTCGATCGCCGCAACTAACGGCAGAGCCTGCGTCAGCGGTTCGATGTCGGTCTTGAGGTCTTGATCGCTGGTCAGCACCACGTTGTTGCCGTAGACGGTGACAGCGTTGATGGTGCCACCACCCTTGGCACTGCCTGTCGGTGAACCCACCACCAGCCCGCCGCTGGTGTTCGACGGCGCTGCCCCAACCCCGACACTGCCGCCGTCAGGATTGAGCGTGATCTTCGCCATTAGTGCCGACGAGCCTGCTTCAAAGTTTGTATCTCTGCTTCTTGCGTTTGTAGCTTTGCCGCAAGCTCTTTTATGCTGTTGATAAGGGCATAAATCAAATTACCCGGCTCGAGAGTGTCGAGGTGGATACTCTTACCGGAAACCGTCGCCTCAGTACTGCCTACAATCTCAGGCACATGCGGCCGAACCTCGTCCGCAATCAGCCCGTACAATACGCGCGACGGCTCGTCCTCCAGCGCAAACGGCGTCCCGGGCTTGTAGCGGAACTCTACCGGATTGAGAGCTGTAATCGCCGCCAGACCCCGGCGATACGGCGCGACATCCTGCTTAACACCGGCATCCGAGATGGCAGTCCACGTCCCCGTCTGATTTTGACACGCCCCGGCGGCACTGATTTGCATGACGTTAAGCATCGACGCGGCACTGTTCGCGCCGCTGTTGCCGGCGGATGGCGCCGCCGAGAACACAATCGCCGGATCGGTATTGTTGAACTTGATAAGACCGGCGCAAAAAGTCGGGCCATTTTTGTACTTGAAGCCGCTACTGAAATAACAATTTCCGTAATACGAAGAGTTATTGGGGATACTTATTTCTCCGTTTACGTCAAGCTTCGTCGACGGTGCCGTCGTGCCGATGCCGACGTTGCCGCCAGTAACGAACAGCGCCGTCGCCCCGCTGTTCTGGACCGCCACCGTACTGCCCCCGATGTTCAGCGGCTGATAACTGGCACTGCCGGTCTGATCCACCCCCTCGACAATCGCCGCCGTGGCGTTCGCCCCCAGCCGCACCGCCCTCGTCGCGCCCGCCACCGTCGCGAGCGTGTTGCTGTCGGCGCCCGCCACCAGGATACGCCCGTTCACACCGTCAACTGTCACCGCACCGGCAATATGCGCCGGCCCGTTGACATCCAGCTTCGCGCCCGGCGCCGTCGTGCCGATCCCGACATTGCCGGCAAGACTGAGGCTGCCGCTTGGCGCAGTAATGCCGTTGACGCTGCCGTTGATGTAATATCCGGTGGCGGCGTTAACCGTGCCGGCACCCATATCGCCGCCAGTGATATTGCCCGAAGCGTCGTGAACCGTAACCCCTTGCCACACCGAGACACGATCCACCAACGCAGCAGTGCCGACAGCGCAGGTCTGGATACGCAGACGTGCGCCGCGCGCCGTCTCGGTGAAGCTCTCCAGGGCAAGCGCGTTTAGCTGGATGGAAGCCGCGTAGGTGGATGCACCAAACCCCTGGTAAGTAACATTGGCGATAGATTGCCCGTTGGTGATCTGCGACGGGCTTACGGCACTGGTGCCTGCCCGACGCAGGGCAAGTCCGGGGATGCCGCCATAAGCATCGACAAGAACGTTATTGGCGCTGCCGTCAACGCTGCCGAAATGTCCCAGCGTGCCGGCAGGCGGCGCCTGGAGAGTCGCCGTGTTGGCGGATACCGTCAGCTTCGATGCGGGGGCCGTCGTGCCGATGCCGACATTGCCGCCCGTCTGATAGATCCCCGAATTGCCGATCGTCGTGCCGGTGTTGAAATAAGCGATATAGCCCACCGTGCCGGACACGGTTGCTTGTAGCGCGGTGATCTCGCTCTTCGCCGCCGCGAAATTGTCGCGCACGCTCTGCGTCGTCGGCGTGCCGGCGATGGGCTTGGTGTCGTCGATTGCCGATGCCATGACGCCGCCTCTAGCTGATCGTGATCACGGGATTGCGGCGCGGCGGTTTAGGCTGCCGCATTTTAATGCGTGTTCCGCATTTGCCGTGGGATCGCGCCGGCATGTGTCTTACCTCAAGTAATTGTAATAACCGGATTAATATATACTGTTGTTGAGCTTTTCCCGAGCCGCACCTGGCCGCGCACCCGGCCCGCGAGCTGCGGCGTGAAGGTCACCGAGAGCTGCTGCTTTACCGGCGTGCTCGGCGAGCTGTTCCATGTCGCGGTGCTGGTCGGCAGAGCGCTCGGCGTGCCCAGCACCGAGCCCGGCCCGGTGCTTGCGAAGCTGGCAACCGGCGAGCCGCTGCTACCCTGATATTCGAGGAACAGCGATATCTCGTCGTTGTTCAGCGATGCCGACGATATGATTTCGACCGTCGCGGTCTTGCTGCTGCCGATGGTCTGATATTCAACATCCATCCAGAAACCATCGATCGGGTTCACGAATTTATCTATGTTCGTGCCGCTAACCAATTTGTGGCTGAACGTGCCGACATCGTCCATCGCGCCGCCCGAGAGCGTGATCGTGCGCTCGGTCGTCACCGCCCCTCCTGGGCGGTAACTCTCCGAGAGGATGTTGGTGCCGTCGTAGCAATTGATCAGCTCCACCAGATCGCGGGTGTTGGCAACGCTGGCATTGCCATACCTGGTAACGCCCGACGCAATGCGGCAACTGTCGAACAAATACTTCGAGCCGCCGGCACCGGCACCGCCGTTCTGCACCAGAGTGCCCGTGATGGCGCTCAAATCAACGCCGCGCAGGGTGGCTATCGTGACAATGTTTGTGGTCGGCAAGAATAACGACGCCGGTATCGTTGCGCCCGCAATTCCGCTCGCTGTGTTCAGCCAAACAAACTCGAAAGCGGACCCCGCCGAAATGCCCTGCGAGGCGTTGCCGAACCGCAACGTTGAATTGTACAGGAACAGCGTCCCCGGATTGGCGGTGGTGATCCTGGCCGTTGTTACCGCAGAGTTCAAATAAAGCTGGCAGCCGTCGAGAAGCGCGGACTTGGTGCCGGCGCTGCTGATGGCGATATTGCTCGCCGTGTCGATGTAATTTATCCCGTAATGATAGACTGGGAAAATCGTCTCTAAAGTAAGGATGCCCGAGGATACCGTGATCGTCGCCCCGGTTGTCATATCGGCAGCAACCGGCGGCACACTCCCGGCTCGGTTGACGGACAGCACCTGACCGGACGCATAGCTCGCGGTCGCGCCGATCCCGGTGCCGTAACTCGATGCGGCCGCCTGCGTCTCGCTGTGATCGCTGGAGACAAACAGGCGGTCCCCGCCTTGAAACCGTGGAGCCCCAACCGCACCCAGCAACGTCGGCAGATCGCCTGCCGGTGCGCTCCAGGCATAGGCGCTCTGCCCGGTGACGTTCTGGAAGGTGGCGCCGCCGCTGGCTACCGTGCCGTTATTGCCGGTCGGCCATGTCGGCTCGGTCGCGGCACTGGTGCCGGCAATCGTGCATCTCATCACCCACTGCGCTTTTGGGGTGGAAGTGATCCGGCGAACGAATTGCCCGATGCTGTAAGCGGTGCTGATCGCAAACACCGGTATACCGGCGTGCGCGGCGCTGCTCACATACCAGTCGGTCAAGTTTCAAACCCCACAAGCGTCGCGGCGAAGTTCGCGAACGTCGCATCCGGCGTGGCCGGCGCCACCAACGCGAGGCTGTCCCCCTGCGCGAAGGTCACCGCAGTTCCGCCGCTCGTTGCGAACGTGGCGACCATTGCGCCGAGCGCGATCGTGATCGTGCCGACGCTGGTGAAGGTGCCGGGCGCCGCGCTCGTCGCCTTCTGCACGTCGATCGCGATCGACGCCGTTGCGTTCACCGTCCCGCGCGCCTGCGAGGCGTGCCCGAGATAGGCGCCGAAATTAGCCGGGAATGTAATGCCCTTGCTGAGCCGCTGGAGCAGCAGAAGCTGCGAGGCGGCCGCCACACCGGGAACGAAGGTCGAGGCTATCCAGCGCGGCCGCTGCGCCGTCCAGGCGCCGCCGACATAGACGAGCTGGTCGTTGGCTGTGCCCGATGGCAGCACCGAGCCGCCGGCCGCCGCCCATGACGGGTCGGCGCCCGCGCCGCCGGTCGTGAACACCTGGCCGGCTGTGCCGGTCCCGAGCGCCGCCCAGCCGCCGGCGCCGCGATAGAGGACGCTGCCGCGCGTCGCGCTGAACACCGCGTCCATGATCGCAGACAGAGTGTTGGGTGTCGGCGCCGCGGCGCTGCCGCTGATGTTCGCCAGCAGCGCCAGATTGGCGACAGTGGCGAACGCAATCGTGCCGGTGCCGGTGATCGGCCCGCCGATCAGCCCGGTGCCGGTGGCGATGTTGGTCACGGTGCCGCTGCCGGCCCCCGCAACCCAGGTCGGGTCGGTCCCGGCGCCATGTGCGGTCAGCACTGTGCCGGCCGCCCCGGTCGCCAAGGCCGCCCATGCGGAAGCGCCGCGATAGAGAACCATCCCCTGCGTCGCGCCGAGCGCGTGGTCCAGCAGGAGCGTGAAAGTCGTGCCGGTCGGTGCCGCCGTCGTGCCGCTGATATTCGCCAGCACCTGACTGTCGCCGACCGTCGCCAGCGACAGCGTGCCGCTGGTCGTGATCGGCCCGCCGGTCAAGCCGGTCCCGGAACCGACCGAGGTCACCGTGCCGGCGCCGGACGGCGTGCTCCAGGTCACGTCGCCGCCGGTGCCGCCGGTTTGCAGAAATTGCCCGGCAGTCCCGGCCGTCAATGCCACCCAGCCCGCCGCGCTGCGCCACAGCACCGAACCGCGCGCCGTGCCGAGCACCGCGTCGAGCAACGTCGACAGCGACACACCGGCCGGCGCTGCGCTGCTGCCGGTCACATTCGCCAGCAACGCCTTGTCGGCAACCGACGCCAGCGCGATTGTCCCGACCCCGGTGATCGGGCCGCCAACCAACCCGGCGCCCGTGTCGATGTGGGTGACCGTGCCGGCACCCAAGCTCGCGATCGTCTGGTTATGCCATTTGCCGTCGACGGACGAATATTGCAGCAGGCTGAGATGGACCGGCGAGACAATCGCTACGTCGGCCAATCCGGCGAGACTGCCGGTGCCGGGGCCGCCCGGCGGCACGACCCACACCCCGCCCGCGCCCAGCACCTTGCCAGCCGTTACGTCGCCGGCTGCCGGTGCCGGGACTAGCCCCTTCAAGCCCGCAGCGCTGCCCGTAGAGCCGCCGAATGCCGGCAGGATGATATTGACTGCGGCCGGTGTCTTGTTGCGCCACACGGCGCCCGCAGCGTCCCAGACCAGCATGTCGGCGTCGGCCTGGCCCGCCAGCGACACATCGACCAGATCGGCGACGCCGCTGGTGGTGCCGCTGCCGCCGACGATCTGCTGGTAGATCGGCAAGCCGCCGTCGAGCGCGCCCCAATCGAAGGTCGCGGCGCTGGTGTGCGCCCGGATCACCGCGCCAAAGCCGCCGCCGTCCGGGGCGGTGAAAAAGTCCATCTCCGCGTATGGCGTGATGGCCGACCACTCGCCGCGCCACTGCGGCACCGGCATAGTGATGACGATGGGTCCGAGACTGCTGCCGTCCGACAGATCCATCGTGAATAGGCTGCCTTCGATGCCGATCGCGATCGGCACCACCGCATCCGGCGGGTTATCCTCGACGTAGGTAACGCGACCATCGAGATCGGCAAAATTGCCGTCCACCTCCACAGGTGTCAGGTTGGTGCCCTTGCCGGTCCCCCAACTGCCATCGGTTCGATAGATGATCGTCATCGCGTCACCCCGAGGCCCACCCGCGCTTGGCTCCCGGATGGGCCGGCGGAATAGGTGGTCGCCCAGGTTTCTCCGTCATCCATCGATGTCGCGATCAGCGCCGTGTCCCCGGCTCCCGCCGCCACCCAAACACCGCCGGAATAGGCCACTGAAAAGACCCGGTCCATGCCTGGGATGTCGATATAGCTGGTGCCGAGCGCTTTTCTGATTTGTACCTGCGACCCGCCGAACCGCGCTTCGTAAGCAAAAGTCTCGATGTCCGGATACGGAGCCATCACAATGTTTTTTGCCTTGTCGTAGCCGTAGACGCCGCCAGGGCAGTTGTTGCCGGCCGCGTCCTGGTAGATCGGGTCGGCTGCGGCTGTCATGATCGGAGAGGCGTAGCGATTGTTCGCCGGCCCGCCATCTGCGGTATCGACGACCGACCACGCCGCGCCATCCACCGATCTCAGCACTTGCCAAACGTAATCGCCGGTGCCGGCTCGTAGGACGGGGCCGGCATCCGCCGTGACCTGCGCGAAGAACACCTTGTTCGCCTTGTCGTAGACGATTGCAACCACGAACCCCCCGGCAGCGGCATAGCTTCTCGCCCAGGTTTTCCCGCCGTCTTTAGATGTCTCGATCCAGGCATCGTAACGCACCCCCGCAGGCCCGACCCCGAACACGGTCGCCTGCCCGCCAAGCACGAACGTCTGGGTACCGGGATTGCCGAAGGCGCCGGCCCGATTGTCGTAAAGCGTTAGCGGCCCGGAGATGGTTTTCGTCTCGGTCCAACTTTTGGAGCCTTGCACAAAGACGGCATTCGTGGTGTTGCCGTCCGGTGACGTAACAAACAAGTTCACTCCGACGTTGAACCCGCCGCCGCCCCAGTGAACTTCCTTTAAGTGCTCGTTCGGGTTCTCGCGATACGGCCGCTCGCGCGAGCCTTCGGGCAGCGACGGCATTCACTCCATCTCCGGATCTTTGGCATACTCGAACGTCACGGTACCGCCCTGCGCGCTGGCGCCGCCGCCGGCCGGTTTCATTTGCGCCGGGTTGCCGACCTCACTAACGCCGCTGGGTTTAGCACTAGACGTGTTGGGCGCCGAAGGCGCCACGTTGATCATCTTCGAGAACACGATCTCGGTCGGCCGGTTGGCGATGACGTATTGGGTCGGATCGTCCGGGTTCTCGATCCGAACTTCTTCCGTCTTCCTCGATTTCTCCTTGTTCTTCTCGACATTGAACCCGGCGGTCGGCAATGGCTCGGCGCTCGGCATCGATCCGGTTGCGCCCCAGCACAGCATCCCCGGCATCGAGCCAGCGTCATCTTGGCCCGGCGGCCGCGGGATGCGGAATTGTTGATAATACTTGCTTGCCAGGTCATAGGTCGGCAGCACCACAAGGTGCCGCTTGTATGCCATCCATGTCGGGATGCTGGCGCCTTGCATCAGGCTTCCAGATCAATCATTTGCGGGATCGGCAGCGGCTGCACCGCCGGCAGGAAGAACGTCTCGAAATTCATTCCGGCAACCGGCCGCATGTAAAAGCAGAACCGGGTCGGCAGGTGCCCGAGCGCCTCGATCGGGTCTTGCACATGGTCGACCAGCTCGATCTGGTCGTTGAGCCCGCCCGACAGCGTCACCGCCTGCACCGCCTGCCGGTGATCGAAGTGCAGCAGGTCGATGCCGTCGTCGCTGATCGCGAACTCGTCGAGCGACTGATAGACCAAATCATCGGTCGGCAGCATGACCTCGCCGCCGGTCATCGCCTGATAGCCGGCGGCCACATAACCGGCCTCGACATAGGTGGGCGATCCGGCCGCGGCGGTGACGCTACCGCCATGTCCGACCGCACAACCCACGGTGAGGTCGACGAAAAATTCCCCGGTCCCGCTGGCGCTCATGCTGTAGCCGGTGATCTTGCCGATGGCCTCGCCACCCGGCAGCCGGCGGTCGACGACGTGGCAATTCATCCGCAGCGTCACGGCGATCCCGGTCGCCCACGGCACCCGCACTTGCAGGTCGATCGCACGAGCCCGCCGCCGCAACTCGGCGCGGCCCAGCAACAACAGGTATTGCAGGCTGAGGTTGCCGCGGTCGGTGTTGAGATAGGACGCCCGGCGGCCGTCGCCGATCGCCATGTTGCCGGCGCTGTCGGGTTCGGTGATGGTGTCCTGCGCGCTGATCTGGACTTTGGCGATGTTGTCCGCGGCGTCGGGCTCGGCGAGCAATGCCTGGATGTCGGCAACCAGCGAGCAGCGCACGATCTCGGTGCGTGGACGCTCGGCCGCCCAGTCGAGCCAGGTGACCTGCTGGATTGCCGAGATCGGGAAGTCGACCTGATAGTCGGTGTAGCCGTTGAGCCAGGTCGAGGCATTGGTAAGGTTTCCGGCGAGCTGCGCCTCAAGGTCGGGGTCGCCCGCCGCCATCGCGTGCATCGCGGTCTGCGCCTCGGCCGAGAGCTGCCGGAACTTCACGTTGTAGGCGTACCGCCGGAAGCCCTTTGACGCCTCGTAGGCGACGGTGCCGGCATTGACCGACCAGCCGCCGCCAAAGTCGGCGCCCGGCTTCGGCCAATCCGACATGAGCCCGTCGCCGGTGAGCGACGAGATCACCCCGCTCTGCGGGTGGACGTAGATCGATTTCTGTACCCGTGCGGCGTTGTAGACATCGCTCGTGACATCGACGTAGCCCTTGCCGCCCTGAGTCCACGCCAGCGTGCCCTCGATGTCGATACGCGACAGCGGCGCCTGGGCGTAGGAGGCGGTGAAACTATCATACAGGTGGTCGGCCTCGCCGATGGTGAGGGTTCCGTCCTCGCCTTCCAGCTCGTCGGAATGCGTCAGTTCCAGCGTGGTACGGTCGATGTGCCACTGCGCGCCGTAGCCGTTCAGCACCGCATCCGGGTCGCTGGTGTCGCCGGTAATCCAGACCGGGTCGTAATACGGCAGCACCCGCAGCGTCTCGGCATAGGCGACCTTGACGTCGTCGTAGCCCGGCGGCCGGGCCGCGAACAGCAGCCGCACCGCTTCGCCGTCGATCGACTCCGGGACCGCAACCAGCCGGCCGCAGAACAGCGGCACGATTGCGGCGCCGTCGTCCCAGCTCAGCCAGCACCACAGCAATCGGCCGGGTGCGAGCAAGCCCTGGTGCGGGTTGACAACCGTCATATTCAAGCTGGCGAAATCGCCCTCGCTCTGCGTGATCTGAAGCTCGGTGATCGCTTCATCTTCGACCGCGTGCGCCACCGGGTCGAAGGGTACCGGGCCGCCGATCCAGGCGAAATAGACCGGTCCAGGCACTAGACCTCTTCCAGATCCAGCGACCAGCTTGTCGCGGCGCCATACTCGTTGGTGCTGACGTTGTAATTAACGACGCGCATCGAGAGGCGCGGGCGGTAATAGGTCCACAATCCCGACACGCGCGACGACCCCGTCACCACTGTGCGGTGCGGTGTGCCGCCGGATGTGAGGTAGCCCAGTTCCGGCACGCAATCGACGGTCAGTGTCATGCCCGGCCACACCCCGTCCAGTGCCGGGTTCTCCTGGTCCTCGCACGAGATCGTGGATGCATATTTCTGCATCTGGCTCGGCGACAGGTTGATCAGCGCGCCATTCACCGTGCGGGCCAGCGAGCCGGCGGCGCCGATCGGGTCGAGCGTCTGCGACAGGCCGCGCGCCGCATAGGTCGGCATCCCCGGCCCGCTGATCACCAGCAACGTATTGCTGGTCGCGGTCAACATTACCCGAAGACCCCGGCGCGGCGCCCGGCCGCCAGCATGCCGGCGCGGCGAGCCTCTCGGGTCAGGGCACCGACCGTGGCGTTGTCGCCGCGCAATGCGTAGCTGCCGCCGGGAAACACAAGATTAACCGTCGAGCCGCCGGCGTGGACCATGCCGCCGCCGGCAAAGCTCGGGATGCCCCGCGACGGCATCGCCATGCCGCCATCGGCGAACCCGTTGAGACGGGAGAGAAAGCCCGCACCCAGTCGGTTTACGGCGGCGGCGCGCATCACGAACTCGCCCGCGCTCAACCGCGCCACGATGCTGTCGCTGGTTGCCGTGCCGGGACCACGCACCATGCCACCACCGGCGTATGCGGTAGTGCCGGGATTGATCCAGGCGTTGACGGCGGTGGCACTGGCCTCCGCGGCGGTTCGGGCGGCGTAGGCAGCGTCGGCGCTGGCCTCGGCAGCGGATTGCACCGCGGGATGAGTGGACATCATCGAAGGACTAACCATCTTCGGCGGCGGCGCCTGGTAGTCGCTCGTCCCCGGCAGGATCGATTGTGTCGGAAAGCTGCCGGGGCCATATCCCGCCCCGCCCAAGCTCGAAGGACCGTAGCCGCCGGTCGGGCCAGTGCCCGAACCTCGGAACACCTGCGGGCCGGCCACACCGCCGCCGTCCATTGTTGCGGAGAATACATTCACCGTCTCGGGCGGGACTTGCCCGAGCGACTCAAGTGCCTTTTTTAGCGGGCCGAAAGGCTCCTTACCCTGATCAAACCAGAAGGATTTTTTAAAAATGTTCCCCAATTGAGCGACGGTATCATCGATGGATTTAAGCGTATTGCTTAAGAAGTTCGTTATATCTATCCGCGACGCGCGGGTAGCATTGCCAATTCTGGCGGCCAGCTCCTCCCATGCGGTGCCCAGCTTGTTCAGTGATGCATCCAATGCTTTTATTTCTTCAAGGCGTGGGTCGGTGACTCCCCGCTCCGACTTGCTCAACTCGTCTATCTGGGCCTGAAGCTCCTTCATCAGGCCGGGCAAAATCGCGATTGCCGCATCGGCCGGCAATCCTTTGAACAGCGCCTTTGATAATTCGTTGAGTTGCGCCGGGTTCAGGCTGCGCTGCATCTGAAGAAACGCTTTCGCAATATCTAGCGTAGCTTGTTGCTGCCCCGCAGCGTTGCCCCGGTATCTTTCCATATGGATGCCGAGAGTTTCATAGGCGTGCGCCAGATCCAGCACTAGCGGCTGAGCACCGCGGAATACCTGCACCCCTTGTTGAAAACTCGCATTAACGTCTCGCGCGGCGTCCGCGGCGCCCTGCCCGGCTACCTGGGCCTTGGCGAACGCTTCCGAGACACCCGCCAGAATCTTAGCGGCGTCTTCTGGCTTTTCCCCGGCTTTCCCGGCGATCTCCTGGGCTGCCTGTGTCACCAGCGGTTTCTGTCCAGTCTCACGCGACGCATCGCGGATGTCCCGCATGCGCTTGTCGACTTCGTCGAGCTGCGAGATCAGCTTTTCGACGCCGGTAACCGCGGCGAAGGCGATCAGTCCGGCTTTCGCGCCGCCTAGACTTCGGCCGATGCCAAGGACGGCGCCTTCAAACGACTTAAAGCTGCGTTGCGTCAGTGCGGTACTGCGGCCGAGGTTCGTCATCGCGCCGCTTGTGGCGTTTAGTTCCCGCTTCAGCCCGACGAGTCGGGTTTCCATCACACCAAAAGTGTCGGCGAGCCCCCGCGCGCCAGCGGCATCGCCAGCTTTAAGGGCAGCGCGCATTTGCTGCCCCACCAGTTTCATTTGTTCATTGAGCAGCTTTAGGTCGGCTCGCGCCTTGCTGGTGTCTGCGCTGACGCTGAAATCCAGATTGGTGCTAGGCACGCGCGTTAACTCCCGGTCAGCTCGCGCACGGTGCGCTGGATGTCGCTGCCGTCGCCGCGGGCGGCGTTGGCGCCATCAACCAGGCGCGTGGCTCGCTCGACCTTCTCGCGGTCGATGCCGAGCGTCGCCCATGCGAAAACCTGTCGCGGCGTCATCTCCCATACCGCTTCGGCGCGGTGGTTCCAGGCGATCAACTGCTCAACTGCGACGGCAAGGTGGCTTCCGGCAGCAGGCCGTTTGCGCTGACCTCTGGCGCCGCCTCGGGCTCGGCCAGCGCGAGCGGAGGGCGCTGCGGGAATGTCAATTTCACGACCTCCCCGGCAATGGCGATCGCGATATCGGGCGGCAGTTGTTCCGCCTGTCGCTCGTATTGCGGGTCGCCGTGATGACCCAAGCCCGCGGCGATTAGCGCGGGCATAGCGTCACTGGCGCTCATGAGAGTGGCGTCGCCCTCGATGACGCGGGCAAAGGATGGGAACTTGCGGCTGATCTCGGCAAGGTGCGACAAGGACACGCCCGTCAGTTCGACCGCAGCGGGGCCGTCTTCGCTGTCGATCATGACCGTGGCGCGAGGCCGCTTCGGTACAATGTCGAGAAAGCTGATCGGCATCAGGCGGCCAGCAAGGCCAGCCGCAAATTCTCGGCGGTGAACTCGTCCATCACCATCCGCACCGTCGCGGTCTGCTGCACCACCGGCCGGAAGTCGCGCTTTCGAATGCCGCCGCGGTGGTTCCAGTGGTCGAGCATTTCGACGGCTTGCGTGAACTCGAACACGTTGACGTTGCCGACGTCGCGCGCAACCGGGGTCGGCACTGCGGTAGTCGGTTCCGGCGTCCACGTCACCACGCCCGTCCCCACATAATAGTTATCCACATCGGGTGCGGTCTGCGAACCGTCCGGATGCAGCACCGTCCCGAAGCTGCCATCCGGTTGTGCCAGCACCTCGCCCGTGACTTCGAGCAACCCATACTCGTCGCCGATGGCATTGATTGCGGCGTTCGGATTGATCTGGCACGAGGTCAACGTGATGGTCAATTTCGGGCCGATATTGTTAGCTCCGGTAAAGATCAGCTTCCCGCGTTTCTCTGGTTCGGTGCCGATATTCAGTGTTGATGCTGCCATTGCCTGCCGCTCCTCACTTCAGTGTAGCGAAGTCGAACTCGTTGATGGTCTGGCCGATGGCGGCCTCTAGCTCGGCCTTGACCTGTGGCCGCATCGCCGCGGCCGGGCCGCGCAGGAATCGCCGCGCCCGGATATGCGGGCGGCGGCGTTCGTAGGCGGCGACCGCACCCCCGGATCTGCGATGGGCGCCGACGGCCACGGAGCCGCCCCGCCTTCCCGGTCCGCCATATTCGAGCGCACCAAAGGCAGCCCCTAAGTCGCCGCGACCGCGGCTTATGCGGACGCGCCCGCGGACGAAGTTTGGGCGCACATCGACATAGGCATGCGTCGCCCCGCGCAGCCGCCCGGTGCGAACCGGCTCGGCGGCTTTAACGCGCGCAAGCAATTGATGCGTGATGCGGCCTATCGCGACTTTCAGCTTGGCTTGCAGGGCCGGCGTGATCTCGTCGAAGTGTAGAGCTAACTTGGTGATGCTCGACGAGTCGATGGTGATCCCGAAATCAGCCATCAGTCAGCTCAACCCGGCGAGAATGCGCAGCGGTATGGTGACGCTGGCTAGGCCGCCGATGTGACCAGGGTCTTTCTGCACCTCGCCCTCGATCCGGCAATACAGCACGCCGTGCCCGCCCAGCTCCTGACGAAAGGTTTGCGGCGTCGGGTAGAGCGCCCGCTCGATGCCGTCGAGCAGCACGTTCAGCATGCTCGCCGGGACCGCGGCCTGGGCGGCGCCGACCTTGGTGTAGATCCACGCCTGGCAATCGAATTGCACCAGCGGCTTCATACCCTCCCAGATGTGCATTTCACCAAGCTCGATGAGGTAGAGCGCTGGCATGTCCTGCTCGACGTTGGCGTCGGCGAGGCGGCGTGCCGCGGTCTGGAAACCCTGCGTCAATGGCGCGGCGGTGCGGTCGGCTATCGCCGGCAGCGATGTCGTGACGGTGGGTGTGGTGGTGGCGATCGTCGCGTCGGCCGGCAAGCCGTCGCCGGCAATCGGCATCCCGACCATCAGCCCGGTCGCGTCGCTGACGTTGGCGAGCGTCACGTCGCCGGTCGTGGTGTCGGCGGTGAAATTGAACACCAGTGGCGGCCCGGTCAATTTGGCGAACAGCGCGGTCATGATCGCTTCGCGGTTCATCCGACCAGGCCGCGGCGATAGGGATTGAGCAACGAGGCGATATCCTGCGGGATCATCGAGCCGCCCGGCACGCCGCCGACCCAAAATTCTTGCCGGCCGAGCCCCGGCGATTCTGTCGCGCGCAGCATCGGGTCGCGCCCGCGTGCCGCATTGTCCATAGTGCAGAGGTCGAGCACCGCTTGCTGCACGTCGAACGGCACCGGATCGAAGCCGGCGGCGTAGGACACCGAGAGTGATGTCGTGCTCTGCCAGTGCATCGGCTCGGTGAGCCGGTAGAGCAACCCGGCGTATTGATCGAGGCCGAGGTCCGCGGCAGTCAGGGCGGCGCCGTCGAGGGTAACGACGATCGATGCCGGGTCGATCGGCGCTTGTGACAAGATCAGCGGCTCGCTGTTGGTGCCGCCGCTGCCGCCGCGGAAGGTGTCGAGATAGGTTTGGACGACAAAGATGCGGTTGCAGTAGCGCTCGGCCTGTCGCGAGGTGCGGTCGATTACCTTGGTCAGCCAGGCGTCGTTGGCGGTGTCGCCGGCCCGCACCCGCAATTGCTCGCGCAGATCGTCGAGGCTGACCAGCGTGCGGTCGGTGGCGGGCGTGGATATCTGGCTGAAGAGCGGCCTCATCTGCGCCGGCCGTCGCTCTCGATGTAATACAGCTCAAAGAAATTGCGCACGTCCAACACCGCCCCGGTGCTGCCGTCGCTCATGATCGGGGCTGCGCGGTAGTCGCTGATCGCCCAGTCGACGATGGTGGCGCCGGATGGGCCGGGCGGGCCTCGCTCGCCACGCTCGCCAGTCTTGCCGCGGGAGCCGGCCTGCCCGGACAAGGCCCAGCCATCGCCGGGTAGCGGCCCAGGGTCGTCGTGGCGTGCGCGCCATTCCGAACCGTGCCAAGACACCAGATCGAATTGCCGATAGCTCCGCGCGGAGTCGTGCAGGCCGCAGACCTCGCCGACATAGGCCTCCGGCCCCGCCGGCCCCGGCTCCCCTGGCGGCCCCTGGATACCCTGATCGCCGGGTGGGCCTGTGATAGCCTCGCCTGGCTCTCCACGCTCTCCAGGGCTTCCCTGCGGCCCCGGTGGGCCGTCCTGCAACGCAGCAAGTTTTTCGGCGACCATCTCGTAGAGCTTGAGCTTCGCGCTGGACACCTCGGCTTGCAGCTCGGCGATGATGCGACGATGTTCCATAGTCGCGAGATCGCGCTCCCTTTGCCATTCGCGGCGCTCGACCGCGAGCGCCTGGCCGAGGGCGTCCGTCCAGCCGTCAAGCAGCGCGTCGGGCATGTCGGTCGGCGGCGCGCCGAATGTTGAGGCTAGTGTCTTGGTTTGCATTCGGGAGATTCCCGGCGGGTGAGGAGGGCGACGCCTCGGCGGCATCGCTCGGCGGCGACGAGGGCGGCGCGCCCGGTGCCGGGGTGGACGGCGGCGGGCTAGACCATGCCGATAGCGGAACGACCTGCTGCTGGACCCGCGGCTCGTCGCCGTCCTCGGCTTCCGGCAGGTCTTCCAGCCGACGCGCTTCGTTCGGCGAGAAAATGCCGCCCTGGACACCTTGCGCCAGCGCCGCAATACGATCCTTCAGATTACTGCGCTCCAGCGCAGCGGTATCGAGTTCGAGGTATTCGTCGGGCCAGCCGGCGAGGCCGAAAAAGCCGCCGATCGCTTCCTCGATGTGGTTGAGGCAAAAGCCCAATCCCGACGCGATCCAGAACCGCATCAGGTTCTCGGTGCTGGCCGCCTTCGGTGCGCCCTGCTGCGTGTACAACGACAGCAATTCCAGCGGCATGCGGTAGACCGAGGCGATGCGGCCATCGGTGATTTGCAGCATCTCGGCGAGCTGTGCGTCGCGGCTGCTGGTGGCGGTCTGCTCCCATTTGACGCCGCCGGTCAGGATTGGGGTGCGGCCGGCGCCGGCACCCCTCGTAACTTCCTCCCAGCGGGCGCGAGTAGCTACCATCTGCTCTTCGCTCCATTCCTGGTCGGTCATCAGCACGCCGCTCGGGCGCGACTGGTTCTGACTGTAGGACAGCGCTTGCTGCACCATGCTGTTGCTGGCGGCAATGTCCAGCAGTGCGCTGGTGAGCGGCGGCTCGCCAACGAGCGGGCGGGAGCGGTTATTGCGGGTATCGAGCCGGATGTGCAGCACGTCGCGCGCCGGCACTGCGGTGAGCGCGTCGTGCGGAATGCTGTTATCGATGATCGGGTTGCCGGCCAAGTTGTAGAAAATCTCGCCGTTGGTGGCGATCCGCGGCCCCGAGATCCGCGAATCCATCAAGTGCAGCTCGGCGACCTCGTAGCGGTTATTGCGCAATGCCAGCGCGTAGGCATTGCCGGTGTCGTAGAGCGCGCCGGTCAGATTCAGCAAAAAGTCGGAGATCGACTGATAGCTATTCGGTTTCTTGAGTATGCGAGAAAGCGCCGATGTGGCGACGCGCTCGCGGCCGCCGTCGCCGGTGCTGCGCCAATGCGTGCCGGGACACATTGCGGTGGTCTGAGCGTAGGCGGCGACGCAGGCATAGACGACGGCACCGCCGCCGGCTTGCAACGGGTTGTAGCCCATCTGCCAGAAATTGGTCGGCCAGTCGGTCGGGATGATGCCGCCGCCGAGCGGCAGCAGATAGCCGTTGCCGATCTGCTGCTTCGCCCGCGGCCGGAAGACGCTTGCCAGCGCGGTGGTGATCCGCGCCAGCCCGGTGGGTTCAGCCACGGCGGCGGGATGCCTGAGTGCCTGCCGCGCCATTGACCGCAACCGCATTCGAGGGCGGCGCGGCGGTGGAGCCGTTGGCATTGGTTGCCGTCACGACGCATCTGATCGAAGTGCCGGCATCGGCGGCCTGCACGACGTATGTGGCCGCGTCGGCAGCGCCGGCCGCGCTCCAGGCGTAGCTGTAGCTGGTCGGTTCGCCGGTCCAGTTGCCCATCGTGCAGGTCAGTGTTCCGCCCACGGTGGCGCTGCCATCGACAAACGGCACGTCTTTGTTCACCGGCGGCATCGATTCAGGCGGCGGCCCGGTGGCGATCAGCAGGGCGAGATCATTTTGTGCTTGGGTCAGTGCCGGGGTGAGGTCGTCGCCGTCGCGCGCGACGATCCTCGGCTCGCCCAGCGGCATTGCCCGGCCGGCTACCGCCAACACCATCTCGTTCGCCTGCTCCTGCGTCGGGTACGGCGTCAGATCGTCCTCTTTCGGTTCCGGCATCATCGCCTCCTTTGGTGACGATCCGGCGCAGCAACCACCGCGCCGGAATCCGCCATGTGTAACGCCGTGCTACCAAGTAACCCCCGTGATCCAGGCAATCACCCCGGTGCGGCGCATCGCCCAGTTCATCGGCAGAATCATTCGCAGCGCCAGCGAATCGGTCTGGAACATCGACCGTGACGGCGATGCGACGACGCCGCTGCCCTGTGCGCCCGTCACCAATTGCAGCGGGGTGGTATCCTCAAAGTGCAACGTCGCCTGATCCGACACCTCAAAGCGCGGGTCGTCACCGGCCACCGACATGAAATCGGCGGCATCCAGCAGGATCACCATAGTGGCCGGACAGGTTGACGAGACGATGACCGGGTAGCCCTGGAGCATGTTCCCGTCGATTTCCTGCTTGAACGGAAAGACGCCGTTGGCAGTAGCCGTCAGCCCTATCGAGTTCGACTGCGCCGGGTTCATGATCCACACCGGGGTCCGCAGGCTGTTTGCCGTCGCCAGCACCGCGACCATCTGCTTGATGTCGCCAACCAGCGCGGTGAAACCACCGCCGGCGGTCGGGGTCAGGCCGCTGACGCCGCTGCGCAAACCCGCTGGCCGGATCGCGCTTGCCGCGGTGGCGTCGACCAGGATCGTGTCGATCGCAATCGATGTGTCCTCGGCAATCAAGGACCGAAGAATGCCTTCGATCTGCGGGTTCGAGTGCTCGGCAATTTCGCGCGTATAACTCGAAATCACCGCCATCTTCTTCAAGCCGATGGTGATGGGCGCGAAAGAAGCCTGCCGCACCGGGATCGGCGCACCTTCCGCCACGAACGATCCCGCGATGCTTGCCGTGGTGGTGCGCGTCGGCATGCTGAGCACGGCGAAACGGCCGAGCATGGCGCGGAAACCGCGCGCCGACAGCGGGCCATAGATCGAGCCCGGATAAAGCAGATCGAGGAACTCGCCATAGGTCGTCGTCGCCAATGTGTCGGCCCAACCGACCCCGGTCATGGTCGCGGGCGCCGTGGCGGCGCGGGTAAAGTAATCGTGGACCGCCCGCGTCGGCTCAAAATCGGGATAATTGCCGTAGCGTTCGTGCAGCGCCTCTTGCAGCGAGATCTTTTTGCAATACGCCACCACCTTCGTGGTCATGTGGCGCAGCATCAGATAGCCGGGCTCTTCCTGCTTCCTGGGCACCGCCCAGGTCTTCGGTGCCGTGCTCGGCAGGCTGGCGCCGGGCGGGTACACCGAGGTGCGGGATGCCGGCCCCGCGACAGGGTCGGTGGCCGTGGCGCCCAGCGCCTTTTCGGCGCGCTGCCAGGTGCCGAGCTGATTCTCAACCTGCTCGATGCGCTCGGTGAGTTCGGCGGTTTTTGTCAAATCGTCGGGATCGAGCACGGCAAGCTGATCACGATAGGCGGTGATCTCGCCCTGGGCGTTTTGGATGCGTTCGGATAACTGGGTCATCGGTTTGTGCTTTCGGAAAAGGGTGTCTGTTCCGGCTGGCACGCCGATGGGTTTACGAGGCGGCGGCGATGGCTGATCGGGTTCGGCTGACACGCTGAAGATCAGTTGCTGCCCTTCGCGAGAGATACCGAGCGACTTGGCGATCGCCAGTGCGTTCGGGTTGGCGGGAACCGAGACCAGCGAGCACTCCACCAGCTCGGCCTCGACGAAACGGATGCCGCCCGATTTGCCGAGCGGCTCGACCTTGTCGGAATGAAACCCGACCGAGACGGCACGCAAAACGCCGCCGGCAACCGCAGCGTGGATCTCGCGCATGCGGTCGGAGACGGGATCGAGCAATTCGAGGCGGCCGGTGAGTTGGCCGCCGCGCACGCCGACATCGTGCCACTTCCCGATCGGGAAGCTGGCGTTGTGGCCGAACAGCGCTACCGGGTTGCGCTGGAAATTATCCAGCCGCCAGCCATCGGGCTCGATCACGTCGCCCATGCGGTCGACGCTGCCATCGCTCATCACGAACTCGAGCGGGTTCGCCGCGGGCGGTGGCGCCGCGGTTTGTTTAACACGCAGTTCCATTGGATTATCCGATCAGCGCGCGGACGTTAAACGGCCGGGTAGTATTCGCGGTGGCGGCCTTCATCGCCATTGCCAGCGCCTGCATCCCGTCGATCCGGCCGCTGCTCTTGGCTTTTTCCAGCTTCCGGTTGCCGGCCGGGTCGGTGACGACGGTGGCATTGGCCGCGCACATCGTCAGCACCGGGTGCATGCCGTGCCGCAGCCGGTGCTGTAACGCCACCGTCTCCAGCGCGTCGAGGGCCGGCGCCATGTCGCGGTAGCCCTGGCCGCATTCGTCGAGCGGAACGTTGACGCCCATGCCGACCAACGCCGCCTTCAGCTCGCCGACACGCCACCGATCGAACTGGATCGAGCGGATCGTGCAATGTTGTTTGATCTCGGCCAGCCGCTGCGCCACGAAACCGTAATCGATCGTCACGCCTGGGACTGCCGTGATCAGTCCGTTCTTAACCCACAAATCATACGGCGCCCGGTCGCGCTGCGCCCGCTCGCGCAAGGTGTCGGCCGGTGTCCAGAAATGCGGCCACACATTCCAGGTGCCGCTCGGCCCCTCCGCCACCAGCACCAGCGCGGTGAGATCCTGCCGCGACGACAGATCGAGGCCGCCATACACTGGTGAAGTGCTAAATATGTCCAGATCAGGTTCGCCACCATTAAGCTGCCATACCGACTGACTGAACAGTTGCGACAGCGCCGAAACGCGCTGGTTCAGGTGCAGGTTGCGGAAGGTGCTCTCGAAGCTCGGCATCGCCATCGCCTTCTCGGCGAGCTTGGCGATCTCGGCCTTGTTCAGAAAATCATCCAGCGCCGGGTTAGCTAGACGCCACGTTGCCGGATCATCCATCGGCGCATCTTCCGGCGCGTCGAACAGCACCAGCTTCATCGTCGGGTCGGCCGCGGTCTGCGCGTAGTCGATCAGTTGCGACAGCAGATCGGCCGAGGTCGGCGCCTGCGTGCTGATGACGATGCTGAGCGGGTGCGGGTGCGCCCCCATAGCGGTTTCGAGGGCGTCGTATAACTCGCTGCGCGGGCCGCGCACCTGGCCCAGCTCGTCGTGGATGACCAGCGCCGGGCTGAACCCGTAAGTGGTGCTGGCCTCGGCCGCCAGCGCCTTGTAGCGAACGCCAGTCAGTGGCGAAAACAATTCCTTCGCACTCTCCCTCACGACCACCACGTTCGGGTCGTTAAGCTCGGGTGAATTGCGCACCATCTTAACTGCCAGATCGTGGACGATTCCAGCCTGGTGCCGGGATTGCGCCGCCGAGAATATCTGCGCGTTCTCCTCGTTCTCTGGCCCAATGACATGCACCAGCACCAGCATTGCAATCAACGCAGTCTTGCCGTTCTTCCTTCCCATGCTGACGATCGCCTGGCGCGTCGGCGTGTCGTAGATCTGCCGGATAATCTGCCGCTGCCATTCGCGCAGCCGGATAGGCTCAGCAACATGAGATCCTTCGGGAACCACCAAGTATTTTTCGATGAACTCGATGATCCGATCAGATCGGCACTCAACGGATCGGCGGGCCGCGAGCGATCGGTTCACTTAACCGCGCGAATGCGCCTCGCCGCAACGCCGACCAAGTCATCCCCCGACATCGCCGAACCGCGCTCGGATAGCTTTGTTTTGCGGCTGTCCGTCGTGTTCTGCACCGTCAACCGTAACTGGCGCGCCGACGACGCGACGCTTGGGCCAATCATTTTCATGTTTATGGCAATGTCACGGAACGCCTTTGACTCGACATCCTCCGCCGCCAACCGGCGCGCCAACTGGTTGAACGTCGCGCGCACCTCGCAATGACCCGCCAATGACTCAAGCTGATCCGCATCGAACCAGTCGATCGGCTTCGATGCGATGATTCTTCGCCATATAGCCCGCCCGGCCGGCGACATCCCGGACGGCGGCGCTACTGGTTCGCCGCCAACTCGATGAAACGAACTTGCTCGCGCTTCTGCGCTATGCCGCCGTGGCATCTGCGAGCCTAATCGTTAATATGCCGAAGCGGGAAATTTTGAC